ACCTGTGTGGCCTGAATATTGGACACTAGAAGATTTAGAAAAAACTAAAGCATCCATTGCATCAAGAAACTGGAACGCACAATACATGCAGGAACCTTCTTCTGAAGAGGGAGCGATTATCAAAAGGGAATGGTGGAAACCTTGGGATCCAAAGAAAGGAGTCCCAAATTTGCTACACGTCATACAAAGTTATGATACCGCTTTTTCTACAAAAGAAACTGCCGACTATTCTGCAATCACTACATGGGGAATTTTTGAACCCGTAGATGGTATGGGTCAGGCTATAATTTTACTTGATGCTATACAAGACCGATATGAATTTCCTGATTTGAAAGAGAAGGCTCTAGAACAATATCGATATTGGGAACCTGAAACGGTTATCATAGAAGCTAAAGCTTCAGGACAACCTTTACTACAAGAATTTAGACGAATGGGTATTCCAGCATTAGATTTCGTTCCAGCAAAAGGACGAGACAAGGTTACGAGAGTCAATGCTGTATCTCCATTGTTTGCATCAGGTATGATTTATTATCCAAAAGGTGAACGATTTGCAGAGGAAGTAATTGAACAATGTGCAGCGTTTCCATACGGAGAACATGACGATTTAGTCGATAGTACAACTCAAGCGTTGTTTAGATACAGACAAGGCGGTTTTATTATAGCCCCAGATGATTACAAAGAAGAGCCTGTGATTAGGAATGATAAAAAGTTCTACGATTGATAATTGACCATTTGTACGCTATTATAAAACTTTAACGTTAAAACAGGAGTAAAACTCATGAGTAAAAAGAAAAAACTTGGTAAGGCTGCAGCTGCATTAGGTGCTGCATATCTTGCTACAAAAATGGGTCAAATGGAAAGATCTAGAGGTATTGGGACATCTATGGATACTGATACTGAATTTAAGGGTAAAGTTGCAAACTTGACTAAAAAAGGTATGGAGAGAAAAATGGAAGATGCTCCAATAATGAAGCCTTTCGCTGAATCAGGACTTTCATCACGCCAGAAACAAATTAATAGAAATAGAAAATTTTTTGGCATGGATGAAAAAACATATTTTCAAGGTGGCGGCATGGTAACGACTAAAGGTCAAGGTAAAGTCATGAAGCCTAAAAAAACAATATTACTTACGTAATGTCTGCTTTAAATAAAGCGATCGTTATGGCTGCAAAAGCAGCAGGTAAAGATCCGCAACAGGAATATCAAAAGTTTCTCGGTGGAGTATCTATTCCTCAAGAGAAGCTTTTTCCTGTTGTATCAAGAGGCGGAATGAAGTATGGGGGATCTGTAAAGAAAAATGGCAATCGAAAAAAATAATGAAAATAAGAGAACGCCTCAAGATGATGAAATCGAGATTGAGTCTCAAGATGCTAACGTTGAGATCGAAGGTGAAGCAGATGCTGAGCCAGTTGTTCAAATAGATCAAGAGGGTAATGCCCAACAAGTTACTGAAGAAGATTTACAGCCAAGAGAAGAAAATTTTTATGCAAACCTTGCTGAAGATTTAGACGAGAGAAGTTTACAAAAATTAGGATTAGAATTAGTTTCATTTTACAAGTCAGATAAAAATTCTAGAAAATCATGGGAAGATGGTTACACAAGGGGTCTAGATTTTATTACTGACAGCTACAGATCGACTACGAGACCGTTTCAAGGAGCTTCAACGGTGACACACCCTTTGTTGTCAGAAGCGGTCACGCAGTTTCAAGCACAAGCCTATAAAGAATTATTACCTTCAGGAGGACCCGTAAGAACACAAATCGTAGGAGCGGCTGACCGTGCAAAAGAAGACCAGGCACAAAGGGTCAAAGATTTTATGAACTACGAGTTGATGGAGCGAATGGAAGAATACTCCACTGACCTCGATCAGCTTTTATATCAACTTCCTCTCGCAGGGTCTGCATTTAAAAAAGTTTATTACGATGCAACGAATGAAAGAGCGGTTGCAAAATTTGTACCTGCTGAAGATTTAGTGGTTCCATACATGGCAACCGATTTATTATCTGCTGAAAGAATTACACACGTCCTTACGCTTACAGAAAACGAAGTCACGAAAAGACAGATTGCAGGTTTCTATAGAGACATTGAATTACAACCGAGTGCAGATACACAATCGGACTTAGAAAAAAAGATTGATGAAATTTCTGGAACAGAAAAAATAGTTTCAAAAGATAAATATTATAAAATTCTTGAGATGCATGTGGACTTAGATCTTGAAGAATATGAAATGGAAGATAACAAAACTGAAAAAAGAATTAAGGTTCCATACATTGTAACCGTTGATGAAGCTTCTGGACAGGTATTATCGATTTACAGAAACTACAAAGAGGACGATGAGCTTGCAAGAAGAATAGAATACTTCGTTCAATACAAATTTTTACCAGGTTTAGGATTTTACGGCTTTGGATTAGTTCATATGATCGGTGGTTTGACTAAAGCTGCAACCAATGCACTACGTCAATTGCTTGATGCGGGTACTTTATCCAACCTACCAGCAGGATTTAAGTCTCGTGGTATGCGAATTAGAGACGACGATCAACCTTTTGTACCTGGAGAGTTCAGAGATGTCGATGCACCAGGTGGAAACATCAGAGATCAGTTTCAAATTTTACCTTTTAAAGAGCCTTCGGCTACATTATTTCAACTTTTAGGCTTCTGCGTAGAAGCTGGAAACCGTTTTGCAGCTATTTCTAACCTATCCGTGGGTGATGGAAACCAAAATGCACCCGTTGGAACCACAATTGCACTGTTAGAACGTGGAACTAGGGTAATGTCAGCAGTTCAAAAGCGTTGTTACAACGCAATGAGACGTGAATTTAAGATTTTACATAGAGTTTTTAGCGAATATCTACCTCCAGAATACCCTTATGACGTATATGGCGGTCAAAGAGTGATCAAACAGATGGATTTTGACGACAGAGTGGATGTTTTACCTGTTGCAGACCCAAATATCTTCTCCATGTCGCAAAGAGTAACCTTAGCAAACGAACAATTAAAGATTGCGATGTCAAATCCAGCCATGCACAACATGTATGAAGCATATAGACAAGTTTATGAAGCTCTTGGAGCAAAAAATATCGATTTATTACTTAGACCTGAAGATAAACCTATTCAACCTTTAGATCCTGCTCAAGAAAACATTAGAGCCATGGATATGAAGCCCTTACAAGCGTTTGTTGGACAAGATCATGATGCTCACATTGCAGCACATATGGCCTTTATGAGAACAAGAATGATACAGATCAATCCAACGATCTATGCATTACTTCAAAGACACATTGCACAACACATTGGTTTAAAAGCTAGAATGATGGCACAGATTCAAGTCGATCAAGACCCGCAAATGTCTGCGCTAGCCCAGCAAAATCCTCAAGAGTTTGCATTACAGTTTGAAACGATTGTTGCAAAGATATCTGCACAGCTAACACAAGAAGCAGCGATGACAGAAGAGAATTACTTAGCACAAAGAAAAGATCCTCTCACAAGATTGAAAGAGAGAGAACTGGATTTGAAAGCTATGGACACTCAACGTAAGGTTCAAGAGACCGTGTTGAAGGAACAAAACGAAGATTTCAGGTTTGATGAAAAAATGGAACTTGAAAAAATGAAAATGGAGAACAAAGAGGAAGCAGATAAAGCTAGACTCGCGGTCTCCCTAATGAAACTAGAAAAAAAGTAAGGAGATAAAATGGGTAAAATGAATGCAGGTCTAAAAGCATATTTAGACAAGAAGAAAAAAGGTAAAAAGAAGTCTGACGATATGGACAAGAAAAAAGGTGGCGGCATTGCAATCAAAGGCATGGGTGCAGCTTATAAAAAAGGCGGCATGACCAAAGCTAGAGCAGGTAAAATGATGAACATGAGCATGGTCGCGAAAAAGAAAAAAGCAAAAAAATAATGTCTTCTAAAAAGAAGAATAAAAATCTAAGTCGTAAAGGACTTAGTGGCGGGAAGAAGTTTGGGCCACCACCAAAGCGTGGCCCTACACCTCAAGGTATAGACGCACCGTTAAAAACCAAGTATATTTAGGCTATGCCTAAAGAAGATAAAGTTTCATATACAGATTTTGAAAGAAGTGGTGTTATCTACAAAGATGCGCAAGGTAATCCTATTTCTAAAGAAAAGATGTACGCAGAAGATGAACTACCAGATGCACCTGTAGAATCTATTTTAGAAGAAGAAACCATTGAATACATTGGTGGTAAAAAAGGAGGAGGCATGAGCTGTCCTTTTAGGAGAAAAGGTGCAAAATCAAATATTCAGGGTGTCAAAGATATTCAACTTAAAGGCGGAAAATTTATAGGGTGTAAGTAATGTGGTTACAAGGATTACAATTAGCCTTTAAAGCAGGTTCACACATATTCAAACAAAGACAACAAACTAAAATGTTGATGGCAGACGCTCAGCGTTTGCACGCAGAGAAAATGGCGCGTGGCGAAGTTGATCTTCAACAAGTCGTGCGTAGTGATCAGCAACAATCGTGGAAAGACGAATTTGTACTTTTGCTTGTTTCGGCTCCAGTGATGTTGCTTATTTGGTCAGTTTTTTCAGACGATCCAGAAATTAAAACTAAGATTGATCTTTTCTTCGAATACTTTTCTAACATGCCTATGTGGTTTCAAATTTTATTTGTTTCAGTCGTCGGTGCTATTTACGGTATAAAAGGCACTGAAATTATGCGTAAGAAGTAATTGCAATTATAATTCCAGCTGATATTAGAGTCTTATGGTTGAAGTCATTCAATATATCATGAAAAAAATCATCCAACCAAAAATGGAAGATTTAAAAGAAAACATCACATCTGGTGTTGACAGCTACGAGAAATACCAATATCTTGTAGGTCGATACAGATCACTAAATGATCTGCAACAGGACCTTCGGGACCTGCTAAAAAAACAGGAGATGTTTGATGACGACGACAAATAACGAAGAAGTGCCTAAGCACAAAGAGGCGCTATTAGATATATATTCTACAAAAGAAGAAATTGAAGACAAGTTTTTAGATCCGTCAAAAATTACTGGCAGCTTAAAAGAAAGACTTCCTCAACCGACAGGTTGGAGAGTTTTAGTGATGCCATGGACGGGTCCAAAAAAAACGAAGGGTGGAATTATTCTACCTGACGAAAGCCATGACCAGATTGCGGTAGCAACCACTACAGCATATGTGGTCAAGGTGGGACCACTTGCTTATGCGGATAAAGAAAAGTTTCCGACAGGCCCGTGGTGTAAAGAAGGAGACTGGGTAATGTTTGGTCGTTACGCAGGCTCTAGATTTAAAATCGAAGATGGGGAACTTCGCATACTAAACGATGATGAAATCATCGCAACCATACTTGACCCAAGGGATGTTAAGCATGCATTATAATTAGGAGGACGACATGTCGAAACAGGAGCTAGAAAAAGTCAACGAAGACGGTACTGCCGTTGTTGATGTTGATGCAAAAGAAGAAGAAAAGCAAGAACAAGTTGCTTTAGAACCACACGGTGAACCCGTACAAAAAGAAGATGTGGATGTAGAGCAAGTACAAGAAACTCAAGATAATAATCAAGACGAAGGTGATGATCTTCAAGGTTACTCTGAAAAAGTAAGATCAAGAATTAACAAACTTACTTTTGAAAAAAGAGAAGCTGAGAGATTAGCGCGTGGTGCAGTTGAACATGCAAAAGGCGTTCAGAAAAAATTATCTGAGTTTGAAAAAAGATATTCAACTTTAGAGGATACGCAGCTAAAAGAAATATCAGCACGTATTGAAGCTCAAGAGTTAGCGGTAAAAGAAAATCTTAAAAAAGCACATGAAGATCAGAACTTTGATAAGATTATGGAATCGCAATCTCAACTGACTGAACTCGCTGTTCAAAAAGAAAGAGCGAAAATGCAAGCTGAACAAAGAAAGTTTGAGCAAGAAACTAAAGCTGAACAACCACAAGAAGAGCAACCTGATTACGGTCAGCAGTTA